GAAACTAAAAAATCTTTAAATTTATAGTATCCTAGGTAATGGGCATCGAAGCGAGAGTAGAGATGCCCATTTTAATTTATGAATAATGAGATAAATAAAAGTCCTGTTACGTATGAAGATTGGCTTGATCTTAGGTACGTAATAATACCCACTGATCAAAAAAAAGCCAGGGTCAGTTGGAAGAAAGATGATTTTAGCTTAACGAAAGAAGAATGGAAAAACAATCACTCAAAAGCACAAATAGCATTAAGATTAGATAGTCATATCGATTTAGATATAGACAATCCTGTAGTTAGAAGATTCATAACACATTATTTAAAAGACTGTGGAGCAATTTACGGCAGAAGAAATAACCCTAACAGTCATTATCTTTGGACAGGTTCTTGTAACTTTATACAATACATATTACCAAAAAGTTTTGAAAAAAATTATAAAAAGTTTCCTCATGGAGCAACTCTTTGTGAGTTAAGAAGTGGCAAAGAAAGATATTCTATAATTCCAGAATCACCTTATGATGACAATGGAGAAACAGTAGAATGGTCACATTATAGTAGTATTCATGAATATAATGGTAATGTGGTGGTAGATGTTAGTAAAATTGCTCTGTCAACTGCTCTTACAATTATTTATCCTTCTACAGGTTCTAGAGACATTTATTGTACAGCTATAGCTGGAATTTTAATTAAAAACACAGACTGGACAACTGAAGAAATAGATAGTTTTGTCTACAACATTGCTATTGAAGCAAACGATACTGAAGCAGACGAACGTAATCAAAAAGGTACAACTGGAAAAAAAGCAGACAAGCTTTATGGTATTCCAAAACTAGCAGAAGTTTTAAATGTAGATCAAAAAGATATAGTAAAATTATTTAATTGGATCGGTGTTAAAAATAACAGCGAAGAAATACAAGAACACATAGGCGACATAGTTGAATATGGTAGCGATAGATATTTTGTAAAAATTTACTCATTAGAAGATGGCAAAAAAATAGAAAAAGACATAACTGTAGAAGGACCACATTTGATGAAAAAGAAAATTTTTTATGACGAAGTAATGAGACAAGCATCTGTTTTTCTACCTTTTATGAAAGAAATGGATTTTGATAAAATGATGCTAGCAAAATTTCAAGCAAGAACTAAATCACAAGATTATGATCCTGAGTCTAGTGAAGATGTAAGATTCATAGGGTGGTTTGAATCTTTTATTGATAAATTTAAAGCTTACACAGATAAAAAAGAATTAGCGGATTTTAATATGCCATATTTTAATATGAAAAATAGTAGTTTAGAATTTAATTTAAATAAATTTGACGAATTTTTAGCTGAAAAAAGAATAACTTTAGCAAGAGTAGATCTTGTTTTAAAATGCAAAAGTGTTTTAAGAGCTAGAAGATACAGAGGTAAATATAAAGATCCAACAGGTATAGAACGCTCTTGCCCTTCTTATAAAATAGATAACTATAATATAAACAAGGATCATTTGATCATAGAAGGAGAAGCTCAAGAAATAGAAGAAAGGACACTGACACATGAAAACGCCTAAATTTGTATCCGGCCCTCCAGGTACAGGAAAGACTCACATATTTTTAGTAGAAAAATACAAGGAGTTATTAAAAGACTACGACCCAGAGAAAATAATAATGCTGTCTCACACAAAAGTAGCTGCAGAGGAATTAAGAGATGCAATATTAAAATTACCAGAAATGATAGAAAGAGGTTTAAGAAAGAAATTTTTTAAATATAAAATATGCACCATACATGCTTTTTGTAGAAGCAAATTATTAAAAAAAGAATTAATAAGTTATGCAGATTATCTTAATTTGTGTGCAGAGAACAGTGGATTTAAAGCACAAAGAACAACTCCATCAGAATTTAATAATAGTAAACATAAATTTTTTAAATTCCTAAATGATGCTTTTGGACAAGGGAAAACAATTAAAGAGCATTGGAATTCTTTAAGAGAAACTAGTTCTATTTATCATCCTTATAATAATTTCAGAATGATTACTGAAATGAAAGAAGTATATGACAACTACAAAAAAGTTAATCAAATGTGTGATTATGATGACATGATAGCAGATTTTATAAATAACGCAGTTGATCCTGATATAGATGTTTTAATAGTTGATGAAGCTCAAGATAGTAATGTACCACAATTAAAAGCATTAGAAAAAATGTCTACAAATGTAAAAGAGTTTTACATGGTAGGGGATGCTGATCAAACAATTTTTGAATTTTCTGGTGCTAATGCAGATTATTTTCATAAACTTTCCAAGGGTGCACAACAATTAGATCAAGGGTTTAGATGTGGTGAAACAATAAATAGTTTATGTAAAAAAATAATACAACCGATATGGGATTATTATGGGTATGAAAGAATTTGGAAACCTGCAAAAGATGTTATTGGAAATCATTATTATTTACCAAGTCTTACTACAGATTGTTCAGCTATGGAAACGTTACTGGATAAAATAAAAAATACAAAAGAAACTTTCTTATTCACCTACAGAGGTACACCTTCTGGAAAATGGGCAAGATCTTTTTTGCATTACCACGGAGTAGAGTTTTGTCATGTAGGTAGTGACCCTTATGTTTCTAAAAAAGAAATAAGATGTCATAAAAATTGGCCAGAATTTGTAAACGGAAAAGCAATGTCCTTAAAACAAATAAAAGAATTTTGGACATACATGGGCCAACAAGTTATTGTAAGAGGTAAAGGAGAATCAACTTTTGAAGATTTTAGAAACGAAGATTATTCTATTCATCAATTAATAGAAAAAAAATATCTACGTGCAGAAAGCCTTGATTTTACTGACTTTTATCACACCAGGATTAAATCAAAAACAGACGAAGAGAAAATTAAATACATAAATAATTTAATTAGAGAAGGTGTTGATACTGAAGGAGAGACAAGAGTTTACTATGGAAACATACATAAAGTTAAAGGACAGACTTATGACAACGTGATAGTCGATGAAACTTGCACTAGGAGAGAAGACTACTTTACTCAACTACGTTTAAAATATGTAGCATATAGTAGAGGTAGATTTGATTGTTGGACTATAGCCTCACAAGATAGATATACATTAGGAAGAAAATATGACAGATAAAAATATGTTTAAAGGATCAATATATAATTCTTTAGAAGAACAGGTAGGAGGGAAACATTATCGATCGATGAAAATTCAACCTGCAGAGTTTATAAATGAAAACAAATTGCTTTTTGCAGAAGGGAATGCTATAAAATATATATGCAGGCATCCACACAAGGGGAAGCAAGAAGATATAAAGAAAGCAATACATTATTTACAAATGATATTAGAAAGGGATTACGATGTGTAAAACACCAGAAGATTTAGATCTAGACGGTATAGATACAGTTGCAGTTGACTTAGAAACTTATGACCCTAATTTAAAAACAAAAGGTTTAGGTGCTATAAGAGGAGACGGTTATGTATGTGGGGTTGCAATTGCAACAGGAAAAGATACTGTTTATTTTCCACTTAGTCATTCGGATACGCAATTATCTTTAGATAAAAAATTAAAGTTATGGGAAGTTTTAGATGAAAAATTATTTCAAAATGAAAAAATTACAAAAGTATTTCACAATGCAATGTACGATGTGTGTTGGATTAGGGCTGTAACAGGTAAGAAAATGAAAGGTCGTATTGTAGATACGATGATTGCAGCTTCTGTAATTGACGAAAATAGATTTAAGTATTCACTAGATTCTTTGTCAAAAGATTTTTTAAAAGAAAGAAAAGGTGGGTATGATTTACAAGAAAAAACTCTTGCGTGGTCAAATGGAAATATTAAAGATCCAATGAGTAATATGCACAAGTTACCTGCATCTCTTGTAAAAGATTATGCAAAACAAGATGTTGATTTAACTTTAAAATTATGGAAATTGTTTGATCAAAAACTTGACGAAGTATTATACATTAAACCAGAAGACAATGTAGAAAAAACTTCAAGAAGTATATTTGAATTAGAAACAAAATTATTTCCTTGCCTGGTTGACATGAAATTTAAAGGCGTTAAGATTGATGTCGAAAAAGCTAGAGCATTTGGTAAACGTTTAGAAAAACGTAAAGATAATTTAATTAAAATAATAAAAGCTAGAACCGGTGTAGAGGTACAAATTTGGGCAGCTTCATCATTAAAAAATCTTTTAGATAATCAAAAAATTGAAGATTATAAAAAGACACCTAAATCTGGAATGCCACAACTTCCAGGAGATTATTTAAAAAAACATAAAAATAGATTTTTAAGATTTGTAGCTAAAGCTAGAGAATGTGACAAAGCTAAAAATACTTTTGTAGAAGGACTATTAGGGTTTGTACACAATGGAAGAATACACGCAGATATAAATCAAATTAGAGGTGAACACGGTGGAACAGTAACCGGTAGGTTCTCTATGAGTAATCCAAATTTACAACAGATTCCATCTAAAGGTTATATCGGTAAAAAAATGAGAGAACTATTTATTCCTGAAACAGGTAGTGAGTGGCACAGTTTTGACTATAGTCAACAAGAACCACGTATTGTGGTCCACTATGCTATTAAACTAGGTATGGCTGGAACTGCAGATTTACAACAAGAATTTGATAAAAAAGACGCTGACTTTCATCAGATAGTTGCAGACATGGCAAAGATACCTAGAAAACAAGCAAAAACAATTAATCTTGGTTTGTTTTATGGCATGGGTAAATTAAAATTACAAAAAGAATTAAATTTAGACTCTCAAAAAGCAAGAACTTTATTCAATACCTATCATGCTAAAGTTCCTTTTGTGAGACAGCTGTCTCAAGACTTATCAGAATTTGCAAGTGAAAAAGGTTTGTTATTTACATTAGGAGATAGGTTTTGTCGTTTTGATAAATGGGAAAGCAGAGACAAAGAATGGAACCCTGAAACTAATCGTTTTACTGAAGTAAAACTTTATCCTACGGAAGAAGAAGCTATAGATGGTTATAAACTAGAGCAGATGACAAAGTATGACAAACTAACAGACCCTGAAAATCAACATTTTGAAAAACATTATACGAGAGCATTTACATACAAAGCATTAAATAGATTGGTACAAGGATCAGCAGCAGATATGACAAAAAAGGCTATGGTAGATCTTTATAAAAAAGGTATAGTACCTCACATACAAATACACGATGAACTTTGTGTATCAATAACAATCAAGGATCAAGCAACACGGACCATGGTTCAAGAAATAATGGAACAAGCTATTAAACTAGAAATAGACAACAAAGTAGATTGTGAATCGGGTCCTAATTGGGGCCAAATAAAATAAAATTATGGCTTACTTAAACGCAAATATTCCTATACAATATTCGCAAATAAAAAAGGAGTATTTATATGACTTTAAAAA